CTCGCGACAAGCAAAAGCGTTGCGGGAGGGCAAGACTGGTGGACTTACGAGCGCTCAGATAGCTGAGCTCGGCACCATCATACGCGGCAAAGGTGACTATGGCCTCGAAAGCTTAGGCACCGATGCGGGGAAATGGCTTGGGTCAAAGGTTGGCGGCTTTTTCAAGCGCATCTTTGGTTCTGGTGACTACGTTGTCGACTCGCCAGCTGCGGGCGATGTTAAGTCCAACAGCATGCTAAAGGCGTCAGATTCGGTTCCGTCTTTCGGCACTAATGCTGGTCAAACTCGCATTGCTTTCAGCGAGTTTGCTTTCAATCTTGACATGACTGCCAGCGCTAGAATACGCAGTTACAAACTGTCACCAACAAACTCCTTGCTTTTCCCTTGGCTGTCGCAAATAGCGCCCAATTACGCACAGTATGCCTTTAGTGGATGCGTGCTTGTCTTCAAATCGTTGTCCAGCGACACGGCTGTTGCCCCTACTCAGGGCTTAGGCAGCGTGTCGTGTTCGATGCGATATGACGTTGACGCCCCCGCGCCAGTCAACAAGAGTCAGATCCTCAACAACCTCTTTGCTAGCTCCACTAAACCGAGCCGCAATATGATGGTTCCTGTTGAGTGTGCTAGAAAGCAGACGCCTGTCTGGCCACTCACTGTTGACCAACCTGGTTCTGCGTCTGACGAGAGGAAGTTCACCGACATGTGCATAGTCGACATCCTCACTGAGGGAGCTGCTAACGACTATGAGGACGCCATGGAAGTCTGGATCACTTATGAGGTCGACTTCTGGAAGCCACGTGAAGGCTTGGGCAGCCAGGGTGGGCTCTGCTACTATGACTTGGCCTGCACAGACGTCACGAAGCCACTCATTCCAAAAGCTGATACCGGCACTCTTAAACAGCCCAGAGTCAACACCCTTGGAGGACTCATCGACCCTGTCACTCAGAACACCATTTATTTCCCGACTAGTCTTAGCACGCAGTCGACTTACTTTGTGATGTTCATTGCGTATGGAGCACAGACTTCCAACATTTCCAACGTTACTACAACGTTTGGTGGAGGGATGTCGCTCACCAACGCCATGGCAGATCAGGCTGTCTCTCAGGCTTCCATCCCCTACAATACTGGCAACACAGGGTGTAGGAGCACTACTTATGTTGGGTTCTACACTTATGATGGCACTGGGACCATTGCGGTTCCCCCCTTCATCACCTTTGGCACTGTTACTGCCTTTCCAGGCACATTGGTTGGGGGCAACCTTATGATACAACAGGTTAGCCCCCTTGTCAGTTCTGGAATCACCACTGCTCCTATCATTGAGTACCCTAGGAGTGACTTCTTCAAGCATTTGTGTTCCCTAGTTGCAGGCAAGGCGTCGAAGACCTTGCCGCCAGCTGGAGGGCGCATAGTTGATTGGGTCGAATACTTCAAGAAACGCGACGTTTTCTATGTCACGGGCAAGCCTGTGCCTAAGTCGCGAGCAGTGTTCGACACGACTCTTGTTGAGGCCATGACTATAGTCAGCCAGTACGTCTTTTCGATAGTTGACAGCCAACCTGCTGAGCAGCGTGAAGAGAAGCACAGTGTCGACTACTGTGAGCATGTGTATTCTAGTGAAGGCCTGTGTACAAACTGTGGGGCTGACGAGGATTGGGATGATGACGGCGTTCGCCACATCATGTCAAAGCACGCCGGCTTCACACCTAAGGTGCCTTACCGCAGGAGTGTTGATGGCAAGATCACAGTCGGAGAGGCAGGGTCATCCAATCACGCAGGTGATGGACCGGGTGACATGCCAAAGGAACTCAGAGCCAAAATCCAGCTTGCCAATGCTGCCTTGGACAAACTGCGGACCAAGTTGCAAGAGCTTACGCGTGCTGAAGGCAAGTACGCCGCCCAATATGTAGTGCCTGAAGATTACGCTGCATACCTTGGGCCCCTTGAGGTTTCGCTTATTGCTGCAGAAGCTAGCTACACTGAGCTTATTGATGTTGCCAGGCCTCATGTTGCCCCCAGCATCTGTGTCGAAATGGGGTGCTTTAGCCCACCCAGAGCGGAGGGCAAATGGCATTGCAGCGTGCACGATCCTGGCAGAAAAGATCCAGGCGATGGCAAACTTGCTGTCGGGTCTGTTGGTGCCGGGTCGCATGCCGGTGATGGACCTTCCGTTGTTGAGTGCTCAGCTTCTATATGCGGCCGGCCCACCCACTATCA